CGAAGAAACCTTCTTCTCCTATTTTTTTTCCTTCTCCTGTTTTTTCTCCTTCTTCGCTTCCATCACCGTTTACTCCTTCAGTTGAAGATGCAACATCACTACCTCCAGATGTTAAGCCATCTAACCAAGTTTTAATACCACTTTCTGTTCTGTCAACACTTTCATGAGTTTTTACTTCTCCTCCTTCGCTTTTAGACCAAAACATAGGGAATGATGAAACTTTAATTCCTTTTTTTTCAATATCACCAGCATTTTGTTTTTCTTCTAATGCACTTACTTTAATTCCACTATAATCACCTCCGCCTGCAAATTTTTTTTCAAAATCATTCCATTTTGGTATTAAATCTTTACAATGACCGCACCATTCAGCGTGAACTACACCAGCTTCGACAACTTTGTCACTCATATATATATTAATTATATATAAATAATTATCTGAATAATTTATATATCTATGACTAAAAGCGTTTTTAAAGTATTTTTAATAGCATTTTTTATAGTTAGTATATTATTTATTTTAAGTAGTACAGGAACAACACAAAAAATATCAACAAAAAACAATCCAGTTGAAAATTTTCACAATACAAATCCAGAATGTCCTGATATGTTAATTAAAGATGGCAATAAATTATTGTTATTAAATTCCGCAAAACCAAAAGAAAAAGGAATTAATCCTAAAATATTCAATAATTTGGATGAGTATATAAAACATTTAGAAACAGAACGCTCAAAAGGAAAAAAATGTCCTGTTTTATATTTTCAAAAAGAAGTAAATACACAAGGTGAAGAAGAATATAGGTCAAGACCCGGTCCTTTTGATATGGAAGGTGGCGCACCCATTGCAAATGATATGTATTTAAATTTAGATAAAGATAAAAAAGGGAATGTTGTACCTTTAGATGCAAATAGAGATAGTAAAGTATATAATAAAAATCAACATTATGCATTTGACCCACATAATATGCATGTAGGACAATATACATCAATTGATAAAATACATGATTCTACTATAAATGGTAAATTTAGTGATAATGCTATGGATAGTAATTGGGGAGGATTTTATCATACTAAAGATGCGGTAGAAAGTGGTAAATATAAGAAAAGAGAAGTAGTAAAACCGATGTTATTTAATCCTCGTGGAGAATACAATACTGATGTTCCCACACAATTTAAACCACCAAAAGATATATTAGGTTAAGTTAAATACTCTATTATTTTTTTTACTGTATTTTTACTCAATTTCCTTTTCTTTCCTTTTGTTTCAGTTGTTATTTCATTTAAAAACTCTGTGCTTTCATTTATTTTTTTCATAAATTGAGAGAAATTATCAAAATCTTTTAATATCGCAATCGCACTTGTAGAACTTACACCTGGTATCTGTGATAACATTATTTGACCTATATTCTCTTTTACTACATTTTCTTTTTTAACTTTTTTTACAACATCACAATAATTTAATGCTGATAATTCATTACCTGAAATATCCTGTATAATTGGTTGTTTAATAGATAAATAATTCGGTGTTTTTTTAATTGTTTCTCTGTATATTTTATCTGTTAAATGTTTTATTAACTCATATGTGTCTACTACATTATTTGTTCTAAATACACTGAACCCTTTATAATAATATAAAGATGTTATTGAACTATATAACATTTTTTTCTCTGTATCTTGATATTTATTTAAATCACCTTCTATGATATAAATTATAGAGTGTGTATTTAGGTTTGATGTATTTGATAATCTATATGATTGCTCATTAAATCGCGAATCTTTTATACTTGCTAACAAATCTGCACATGTTTTCCTTTCTATTAATAATATATCATTACCATCTTCGGTTATTACAATATCTCCTAAAGCTAATTGCTTTACTAATACAGTTATATTTTCTGATTTGTATTCTTTAAACAAATTTATTAAAAAATTCTCTCTATTATCTAAAACAATATTCATAATAATAGAATTACATATAATGCTATTATTAAATCATTAATTACACATATTATTTAAAAATTACGAGGGAAAGCAAAAGGAGAAGGACTTACTCCAACAGGTCTTGATTGTCTAACATTAGGATTTACTGTAAATCTTAATGACCTAGCAGGTCCTGAGCCATCAGATCTTCCTAAAAATTGAGCTGTGCCACTCTCATTAAAATGGGTTGTTGTCCATGATTCGCGTCCTACGATGTAAGGAAAACCCGCTTTCTTTGGGCCACCACCTTGATTTCTGTTTACAATACTAGAGATTGAACTTGTGCGCTTTGTAGTAGAAAGTACCATATTATATATATACTAAATATTTTTTATTTTTTTTGAATTATATATTTATTAACTCACTAGCTAAACTATTTTAAAAAACAATATAAACACTACTCCATTTATTATAATATAATTCATATTATTACACATAAATAATATGAATACTGCTGATGAAGATATTCGTGTTGAAAAAGATTCTAATGGTGTTGAAAAATATATTTTTGAACCATTTAATCCCCTAAATATTGAAGTGTCTGAAGACGATATTACCAGCATCTTAAAAAAATATGGTGTTAATTATAAAATTAAAAATTTTACATTATATAAGAGAGCTTTTATTCATAAATCTTATGTTAAGCGACCCGATGAAGAAAACATTAACAACAATATTACTATTGTTGATAAACCATCTAATTGTTTACCTTTACATACTAAATCTAATGAACGTCTAGAATTCGTCGGTGATGGTGTACTCGAATGTATTACTAAATTTTATTTATATAAACGTTTCCCTAAAGAAAATGAAGGATTTATGACTGAAAAAAAAATCGTTCTTGTTAAAAATGAATCTATCGGTAAAATCGCATTTGATATGGGACTACACAAATGGCTTATCATGTCTAAACATACTGAAGCTAAACAAACTAGAACTAATCTTAAAAAACTCGGTTGTCTTTTTGAAGCCTTTATCGGCGCTTTATTCCTTGATTTTAATAAAATTAATATAAATGATGAACATGGATGGTTTAATAATCTATTCTCTACCGGACCCGGATTCCAAATGGTACAAATTTTTGTTGAAAATATTTTTGAAAAACATGTTAATTGGATGGAACTTGTCAACAATGATGATAATTACAAAAATATTCTTCAAGTTAAAATTCAAAAAGAATTTAAAACTACCCCCCATTATATGGAAGTATCTGAATATAATACTGAAACCGGATATAATATGGGCGTTTACCTATGTTTAGGTCAAAATACTTTTGATTTAAAACATTTCCAGTCTGTTAATATTAATACATTCAATTCTTTTGCTGATATCCACCAATTTATGAGTGAAAATAAAAAAGGTCTCATCTTCCTCGGTCAAGGAACCCATAAAATTAAAAAAAAATCCGAACAAATCGCTTGTTTTGAAGCAATCAAACAATTAGACTCTTTTTGATTTATTTTACTTCAGTAAAACTATTTAGATTATTGTATATAGATTATATATAATAATTATATGAATAATTTACCTTTTATACCATTAGATGTACTAAAAAATAGACCCGTTCCACAAAAAAAACAATCTGTAATTATTGATTTTGATAAAAGTGATACACTCGAAAAAGAAATTGATACTGATACTGATAATATTAAACCTGTTCCACAAATTTTTGATAAACGAAATGATTATAATTTAAATCGCAATGATATACTTAAACGTTTAAAATCATGTAATGCTTTTGCTGTTCCTGTTAATAAAAATTTCTTATCTAAACGACCACAATCTGCTGTTGATATTTCTATTGCTCAACCTTCTTTCGCAACTAAGACAGATAATGTTATTAGCATTAATGAAACCGAAGAGAAATCAGAAGAGAAATCAGAAGAGAAATCAGAAGATGAATCCGAAGAGAAATCAGAAGAGAAATCAGAAGATGAATCAGAAGAGAAATCAGAAGAGAAATCAGAAGAGAAATCAGAAGAGAAATCAGAAGAGAAATCAGAAGAGAAATCAGAAGAGAAATCAGAAGAGAAATCAGAAGAGAAATCAGAAGAGAAATCAGAACCTAAAAAAAGAGGTAGAAAAAAGAAAACTGACCAAAAAATAATTATTAAAGATAAAAATATTGATGATTTTGAAATAAATGATGTTAAGATTAAAGAACGTCTTCCCAAAATGGAAAAAATTGCAATTAAAACATCACCGTATTATTTACACAACCGAAAAATATTTATGCAAAAGATTAGTGAATTATTTAGAAATTATTTTGATGAAGTAAAAAAAGATAAAACACGTGTTACTTGTGAAACAATGGACAGTGGTGAAAGTAATCCAAAATTTGAATTATTAACTCATCAACGTGTAATTCGTGATTATTTTACTTTATATACACCTTATAGAGGACTATTATTATATCATGGTTTAGGATCGGGAAAAACATGTTCATCTATTGCACTTGCAGAAGGTATGAAAAATGATAAATTAGTATATATTTTAACACCAGCATCATTAAAAATGAATTTTTTCAGTGAATTAAAAAAATGTGGTGATGAACTATATAAGAAACATCAATTTTGGGAATTTGTTTCCATTGAAGGAAAAAGTGAATATATTAGTATATTATCTCAATCATTAAATTTATCTACTGATTATATTAAAAATAACGGCGGTGCATGGATGATTAATGTAAAAAAAGATGCAAATTTTTCAACATTATCACCGAATGACCAAACGAATATAGATTTACAATTAAATGAAATGATACGTGCAAAATATATTGATTTAAATTATAATGGACTTAATAAAAAACAATTAGATATTCGCAGTGAAAATAATAAAAAAAATCCATTTGATAATAGTGTTGTTGTAATAGACGAAGCGCATAATTTTGTTAGTCGTGTTGTGAATAAACTTAAAGAACCGACATCAACACCATATAGATTATATAATTTTATATTAAATGCAACTAACTGTAGAGTTGTATTATTAACAGGTACACCTATTATCAATTATCCAAATGAAATAGGTGTGTTATTTAATATTCTTAGAGGTTATATTAAAACATTTACATTTACTATCAATATTAGTGATAAACGTATTACAACTGATTTAATATTAAAATTATTTAACGATAGCAATTTTAGATTATATGATTTTGTAGATTATAAAGATAATAAATTAATTATTACACGTAATCCATATGGGTTTATTAATCAAAAGAAACGTGGTAATATAAAAGGTGTTACACAAAAACGAAAAAATAAAGGTGGAAAAAATAAAACTAAAAAAAATATTGGTGGCGGACAGGAGTTTGATAAATACAATGGTATTAAATTAGATTCTACTGGAAATGTAAGTGATAATGATTTTGTTATTACTGTTATTAAGATTTTGAAAAAAAATAATATTGATGTACAAGAAGGAAATATACAAATTGATAATAATACTGCGTTGCCAGATAATAAAGAAGAATTTATTGATTATTTTATTGATGAAGATACTGGGAAATTAAAAAATTCGGATTTATTTCAAAAGCGTATTCTTGGACTTACTTCTTATTTTAGAAGTGCACAAGAACAATTGTTACCTGCTGTTGTTAAAACTGATGATAATAATGAATATCATATTGTTCGTACTGAAATGTCTGAACATCAATTCTCTATATACGAAAAAATTAGGAAAATCGAATCAGATAAAGAGAGAAATCAACGTAAATTTAAAAAATTAAATGCTGATATGTTTACTATTTCTTCAACTTATAAAATATTCTCTCGCGCAGCATGCAATTTTGCTTTTCCTAACGGAATTGACCGTCCTGAACCACCTAAAAATAAAAAAGAATTGTCAGAAGATGATATTAATGGAATTACTATAAGAGATAGAAAAAATATGGATACATATACTGATGATGATAAAGATGATGATAATCAAGATGATGTTATTAGTTATAATAAACAAATTGAAAATGTTCTTCAATTATTATCTTCTCTTGATGAAAATGGTAATAGTGAATATTTATCAAAAGATGCTTTATCTGTATATAGTCCAAAATTTTTAAAAATTATTGAAAATATTACTGATGAAGAAAATAAAGGTTTACACTTATTATATAGTCAATTTAGAACTATAGAAGGTATTGGCATTTTAAGATTAATATTAATTGCTAATGGTTTTGCTGAATTTAAATTAAAGAAAACTACTACTGGTTTTGATATTGAAGAATATGACACTGATGTTGGCAAACCTAAATTTGTTCTTTATACTGGCACTGAAAGCCCTGAAGTTAAAGAATTAATAAGAAACATATATAATAGTAATTGGAGTGTTGTTCCTTCTAATATTGTTTCTAAGTTAATTCAAAAGAATGATAATAATTACATGGGTGAAATAATAAAATTATTTATGATTACATCATCTGGTGCTGAAGGTATTAATTTAACTAATACCCGTTTTGTTCATATTGTTGAACCGTATTGGCATATGGTTAGAATACAACAAGTTGTTGGTCGTGCAAAACGTATATGCAGTCATAAGTTTTTACCTCCCGAATTAAGAAATGTCAAAGTATTCTTATATTTATCTACATTAAGTCAAGAACAAAAAACTAGTGATAAACATATTGAATTACGTGACCGTGATAAAAGTAGACTTGATAATAAAACTCCTATTACTACTGATGAATCTTTATTTGAAATTGCCACTATTAAAGATGATATTAATCAACAAATTTTACATTCTATTAAAGAAACTTCCATTGATTGCGAATTATATAATAATAAAGATAGTGAAATTGCTTGTTATGGATTTGGTAAAGTTAAATCTAATAATTTCTCTTCTTATCCTGCGTTTAAAACCGATAAAATAGATGACCGTATACTTAATCAAGACATTATTGAATGGGAAGCTGTTGAATATGAACATAATGGTACTGTTTATGCGCTTAATCCTGAAACATATGAAGTATTTGATTTAGAAAGTTATAATCAATCTGTTGAAAATAATGGTAAAACACAACCTCGTAGAATTGGAATGTTAATTAAAGTTGGAGATACATATTTAATTAGATAAATATATTCATTTAATATATATAATATAAAATGAATAGACCTAACACACCACCTATTAATACAAATATTGAAAATTCACCTTTGGGAACACCAGAACGTACTGGTGTGCTTAGAACAGTATATACTCCACCGCGAACTCCATTAACCCCAAACACAAAAAGTACTCCCGAACGTACACGTATTGGTAATAGAAGAGGTCGTAATTATGCTCCTATGCGTGTAGGTACATTTCCAAATCTTCCAGGACTAAGAACTCCTAGAACTCCACAAGAAGAATTACTAATATATTATTCTAGTATGTTTGATGCACATTATGATAGTCAAAATTATCTTGATGGTCAACAGAGAGCGATTTCTGCAATAGATATGTTCAATCAACATTTTATCAATCATTTACCTAACCATGGACAACTATTTCCACGTGCTGAAGATGCAGTACATTTTTATAATCTTATAATGAGTGAGGTTGTAAATAAAACATTTCCATATAATAATGAACCTAATATTGATCTGGCTATGGAATCTGGAATACGTCAAATAAATGGATTATATAATCCTATGCCAGGTTCTTATATAGGTGGAAAAAGAAAGAGAAAATCAATTAAAAGAAAAGATAAGAGAAAGAGAAAAACAATAAAATCAGGAACAAGAGGAGGTGGTAATTTTTTTAGTAGACCTACACCTACACCTACATTACCAGAATCTACACCTGAATTACCAGAAGTTGAAATTATTTCTACAACACGTAATTATAATATTGACCAACTTCAAGTAGGACGAAAATACAGGTTTATTTTAGATAATGGCACTAGAGTATATGAAGGAACTGTTGATAATATATATTCTCATCCATTTGGAACGCCAACAGTTGTACTAAGAAATGTCGTACGAAACGGAATTCCAAGTCCCGGCCGTTTTTCACTATATGGTCCGGTTATAGAAAATATTAGTGGTCAAGCGTATAATTTTCTTAGTATAAATAATAATGAAGATATAGCAAGACAAGTAAATGCGTTCCTAGGAGGAAGAAAAACAAAGAGAAGAAAGAAAAGAAAAAGTGGGAAAACAATAAAAAATAGAAGAAGATAAATAATTATTTAAAGGTATTATAATTTAAATAATTAATATGGAAATACATAAAGAAATTAAAGAAAAACTTGATACATTTTATGAAACAAAAAAAATACCGAATTTAATATTTCATGGGTCATCTTCATCTGGTAAAATTACAATTGTTAAAAACTTTATAAATACGATTTATAATAATAATAAACAACTTATAAAAACAAATGTTATGATGGTTAATTGTAGTCATGGTAAAGGAATAAAATTTATAAGAGATGAACTAAAATTTTTTGCGAAATCTAATTTAAATTCAAGCAATACATTATTATTTAAAACCATTGTTTTATTAAATGCAGATAATTTAACTACTGATGCACAATCTGCATTAAGACGTTGCATAGAACAATTTAGTCATACAACTAGATTTTTTATGGTTTTAGAAAATAAATATAAATTATTACAACCTATTTTATCAAGATTTTGTGAAATATATGTGAATGAATACATTAAAGATGGAAAAATATATAATTTAGAAAAATTAAAAATGGAAGAGTTAGAGAATAAATTGAAAGATCATGAGTTATTAAATAATTTAAATAATAAAATGCTTGAATTAATTGATATGAAAAATAATAATAAATTAGATTTATCTATATTAAACAAATATTCACAACATTTTTATGAAAATGGATTAACATGTTTAGATTTAATTGATAATTATAAATTACATAATTTTGATAGTGAATATGACAAATCTGAATTATTAATTATATTTGATAAAATTAGAACAGAATTCCGTTTTGAAAAGTTATTAATGTTACTAATATTAAAAAATATCTTTTTTCGTTCAAAAGATGATTTAAAAAGTATTACAACAATATAAATATGGACGATTTTGTTATTTCTAATCTGCATGAATCTAGAAATGAATGGTGTTGTCGTTTAGTTAGTATTTTAACTCCTCTTGTACAAGATGGTTTAAAATCATTATTTGATGAAGCATGGAGCATGTGTGTTGATAATAATGAATTAGATAAATATTTAATGACTTATCAAAATTTATTATCTAGAATTCCAAAATGGAATGAAAAAATTATTGAAGATGAGAGAAAGCGTATTATTGAAAAAAGCGGTTGTAATTATTTAGAAGACTTAATCTCTTGTGTTCATATTATTCAGTTAAAAATCTTAACTTGTATCCGTGTTGGTAATAAACAAAAAAAAATTGATATTTCTATTCCAAAATTAGATAATTTTATTCATAAAGTTTACATTAATGCCGCTAGAAAAATGTATAAAAATACATATTTATATGATAAAAATACTAATGCATTAGATAAACAAAAAAATTCTAGAGAAATTGAAAATATTATTCAAGAATGTATTATGATATCTATTAGAGAAAGTATCCCTACTGAAGAAATTATTCGTGCTTATATGGATGAAAGTGAAGAACAAGAAGAAGAAGTTATTATTGAAGATATCCCCACTGAACCTGAAAAGAAATCAGACCCAGATACTAATACAGAAAATGATAAATCAGACCCAATTACTAAAGAAGACGATATCCCTGAACAAGTACCTTCTATTAAAAATATTGATGAAGAAGTTGTTAAAACACAACTTACCTTTAATGATATAGATAGTGTTTTAAATGAAAATAATGAAAATGAACAAATTAACGCTCCTAAAAATATTGAACGATTAGAAGAAATTAGTAATGACCGAGCTATGGCTCGAAAATTAGAAGAACTGGCTGAAGACAATGATGATGCTGATGACGTTTTAAATATCGGTGAAGATATTAAATTAAATGATGTTGCTGAAATTGATGCAGATGGTTCTATGAAAATTAGCACTGAAGAAATTAAATTAAATGATATCGAAGAGTTGCCTTTTTAATTCCGTTTTCCATCAAGCATTTAGATAAAAACCTGGTTTAATTCGTTTATATTATAAAAAATATTTAAAATATAAAATTATAAATAAATATGGAAAAAATTATTTTTTTTTCTCTTGTAGTTACTATTATTTTTGTTGCATTTAAAGTTATTGAAATGAAATATATTGAGAAGGAATGGGCTCCTATTAAAAATTTTATTCGTGATATTTGTATGGTATTCGCTTCTTCCTTTTTAGGCGGTACTATACTTCTTAACGCTGGCAATTCTGTTACACAAATGTTTAATATTCTTACTGATACCAAAATTTCCCCAACTAAAAATGCTAACGTTTTTACCGATAATCCTAATTTTTAAATGTTATTTTTAATTATATAATTATTATATATATAATTAAAAATGCGACTTAATGAAAAATTAATCACCATTTTAGATAAATTACATAATGTAATGATGAAAAAAGGTGAACCCATGAGAGCAAGAGCATATAAAAAAGCACAAGATACTATTTATAATATTAACGAAGATATTACTGATTTAAATCAATTAAAAGATAAACCATATATCGGTAAGGTTATTATGGAAAAATTTGAAACATATTTAAAAGATGGAAAATTAAAAATTATTGAAGATTTTGAAAGTCAACCTGAAAATATTTTATCTGATATATATGGCATTGGACCTAAAAAAGCAAAAGACTTAGTTAAAGAAGGTATTGATAGCATTCGTAAATTAAAAAATAGACAAGATGAATTGCTTAATGATAAACAAAAAATCGGATTAAAGTATTATGAAGATATTTTAAAACGAATACCAAGAGATGAAATTAAATTATATGAAAAAATTTTTGAAAAATCATATAGAAAAGTCAGTAATGTTGAAACCAATTTTGAAATTGTAGGTAGTTATAGAAGAGGGGCTTCCGACTCCGGGGATATTGATGTTATTATAACCAGTGATAATGTCGAAATTTTTAATCACTTTTTGGACGATTTAATTAAAAATAATATAATTATTGAAGTATTATCTAGAGGTGACCATAAATGTTTAGTTATTACCAAATTAGATAATAATAGTATCGCTAGACGTGTAGATTTTTTATTTACAACTAAAAAAGAATATCCATTCGCCATTTTATATTTTACTGGTAGTAAATCTTTTAATACTGTGATGCGCGGTTATGCTTTAAAAAATGGTCTATCTTTAAATGAACATGGTTTTCATAAAAAAAATGGCGGGAAAAAAGAAGAAAAAATGGATCTAGACATTAAAAATGAAATTGATATTTTTGAATATTTAAAATTGGAATATAAAACACCAGAAGAACGTGTTAATGGAACTGCTGTTGTACCTATTGATAATACTAAATTACAAATTTTTGATAATAAATCTAAATCGAAAACTAAATCTAAGCAAAAATCAAGTAAATCTCCTAATAAAACTAAAAAAAAAAGTAAAAGTATTGAAAAAACAAAAGAAAATGAAGAACTTTATGAAAAATATAAAAAAATGACTGGACAACAATTAAGAGATGAATTATCTGATTTATTAAATCTACCAAAAGGTAATAAAAGTTCTGGTAAATTAACTACTAAAAATGCTATTATTAATAAAATAATTGAAATTCGTAATAAAAATATTATGCAAGTTGTAAAAACTATTAAAACTACTTCATCCCCTAAAAAAACTAGTAAAAAATCTTCTCCACAATCTAATAAAAAAACAAAAAAGAATTTAAATAAAAATAGTGATAATAAAATAATGGCTCCTAAAAAAATAAAATTAACAAATTCTAATGTATTAAAATTAATGCAGAATTTCAAAGATAATGGTGTATCATTTTTAGATACTCTCTCCAAAAATGAATTAGAAGCTATTATTAGATATGCTAATAAAGAATTTCATTCTTATAATGAAAAAAAAACCTCTGTTACTTTAACTGATAATGAATTTGATATTGCAAAAGAATATCTTGAAAATAAATATCCTTCTTCTGATGTTTTAAATGAAACTGGTGCTGAATTTGATAAAAATAAAGTTGATTTACCTGTTAATATGCCTTCTATGAATAAAATTAAACCTACTACTGATTCTGTATCTGAGTGGAAAAAAAAATATAAAGGTCCTTATGTCCTTTCATGTAAATTAGATGGTGTAAGTGGCCTTTATTATAGCATGAATGGTGAAAGAAAATTATATACTAGAGGTAACGGCAGTGTAGGACAAGATGTTTCTCATTTACTCAAATATGTTAATGGTCTCCCTAATAAAATGGATGTTATTGTACGAGGTGAATTTATTATTACAAAAAATAAATTTGATACAAAATATAAATCAGAATATTCTAATGCCCGTAATTTAGTTGCTGGAATTGTTAATAAGAAAAAAGGTGATTTAAAAGCTAAAGATGTCGATTTTATTAGTTATGAATTAATTGAACCTAATGTTAAACCCAGTGAACAAATGAAATTAATTAATGATTTCGGTTTTAAAATTGTTAAAAATAGTAATACTTCTAATATTGATAATAATACATTATCTGAAACTCTTATTGATTATCGTAATAATTATGAATATATTATTGATGGTGTTATTGTTAGTGATAATGATATTCACGAAAGAAAAAATAAAAATCCTGACCACGCCTTTGCGTTTAAAATGGTATTATCTGACCAAGTAGCTGAAGCTATGGTTTTAGATGTTATTTGGAATGCTAGCAAAAGTGGTTATTTAAAACCTAGAGTTCGTATTACTCCTGTTAATATTGGCGGTGCTAATATTGAATATGCTACTGGTTTTAATGGCAATTTTATTGAAGAAAATAAAATCGGTGTTGGCGCTACCATTCAAATTATAAGAAGTGGTGATGTTATACCTCATATTAAAAGTGTTACTGTTCCTGCGGAAAAACCTAAAATGCCTACAGTTCCATATACATGGACTGATACACATGTTGATATTATATTGGCTAATAAAGATGATGATATTAACGTTTTATCTAAAAATATTACCGCTTTCTTCACTACTTTAGATGTTGAAAATTTATCTGAAGGAAATGTAAACCGTTTAATATCTGCCGGATATAACAGTATTCCAAAAATTTTAAATATGAAACCTGATGATTTTAAAACTGCTGAAGGTTTTAAAGACAAACTTAGTAAAAAAATACATGATAGTATACACGATAAAGTTAATAATGCCTCTTTATTACAAATCGCAGCTGCTTCTAATAAATTAGGTCGTGGCATCGGTGAAAAAAAATTAAAACCTATACTTGATAAATATCCCGATTTTTTTACTAGAACTGAAACTGCCGATGAAAAGAAAAATATATTGACATCTGTTAATGGTATTGGAAAAGAAAATGCTGAAGCTATTGTTTCTAATACCCCTATCTTTTTAGAATTTTTACAACAATGTGATTTAACTAATAAATTAAATGAAAAACCTAAAACTGTTAAGAATATATTAATTTCTGACGAAGCTAAATCTCATCCTTTGTATAATAAAAAAATCGTTATGACTAAAGTAAGAGATAAAGAAATTATTGAATATCTTAAAAAATATAATGCATCTCTTGTAGATTCAGTCAAACTTGATACATTTGTATTAATTGTAAAATCTAAATCTGATAAATCTAACAAAACAACTAAGGCTGAAGAATTAAAAATACAAATTATGACACCTGATGAATTTAAAGAAGCCTATATGAATTAATAATTAAAATTATATATTTTGTATAATTTTAATATCACTATAACTTTTTAAGAATTTTTAATAATATATCTTTATCTTCCTTTTCTAATTTATGACCTGATACTGTTAAATATAGTTTAGATTTTGGCAATTCTTTATGTAATTTATATGCATAATATGCAGGTGTTATTGCATCATATCTTCCTTGTACTATTATTAATGGAATATCTTCTATTTTTTTTATATTTTTTAATAAATCTCTTGAAAAACAATCATTTTCTATATAATTCATGTATAATAATGTCTCTTGTTTATCTTTATTGCTTAATTTTGTAATAGTATTATTATCTGGTATTAATTTATTTGTATATTTCTCTCTTAGTAAATTATTTAATATATTCTTATTTGTCCTTTTAAAATTTGCCTTTCCTAATTTATCATATACATCTGGATATATTTTTTTCAATAAATCACCATTCTCGAAATCATTATATTCTTCTTTACTACATAAATATACTCCACCTATTATTATTTTTTTAACATTCTCTGGATATTTTACACTATATGCCAAACTTAAATATGAACCCCATGAATATCCAAATAATATTATTCTTTTTAAATTTAAATGTTCTCTTAATCTCTCTATATCTTCTATTAAATTGTTTGTTTTATTATTGTATAATTCACCAAACGGTTTACTTTTTCCACATCCTCTTTGATCTATAAATACTAAATAATGTTTTTTTAAATTAAAATATTTTTTAAAAGACACTTTGCTACTCCCTCCTGGACCCCCGTGTATAATAAATATTGGTTTTCCATTTTTATTTCCATATGTATAATAAGCCATTTTATGTTTTTCTGATACTTGTAAATATTCTACATTTCTTAATTTACATGTTTTATTCTTTTTATTTTTTATATTTTTTTTTGTTTTTGTCATATCGTATATAATATTTTTATATTTTAAATTTCATCCTCTTTCTTGTTTTATTGTCTTTCTCTTTTGAACGTGTTTTTAAAAATTTAAAATATTTATTTGATAAATTATATCGTTCTCTTACTTTTTTTGCATTTGGATATAATTTTTTTTTATGTTTTTTCATTGCTTCTAATCTTACTTTCATTATCATTCCTACTTGCCATATTCGTTTATGTGGATATTCTCCTTTCTTATACAATCTCTCTAATGTATTTATTGTTTTTTTTACATCATTAATTGTTGTATATTTTATTGGTATTGTATCACTAGGATCTTTATCTATATATACATCAAAACTTTTTTTGGGATTATTTGGATTAAATAAAAATTGTTTCTTTGTTTTATTTTTTTTTAATGTTTTATTTTTTTTTATTGTTTTTATTTTCATCTTATACAATATATTATATAAAATTGAATAAAATATAAATAAACAGAAAAAAGAAAACAATTATGAATTCACCCTTAATAATATTACAAAATAACTTCAATCTTCCTAGAGAAATATTAGATATGATACAATTATATCTAATAAATGATACTGTAAATAACGCATTAATGCCATACTTTGAACATCTATATATGAAAAAAGAAAAATATGAAGATTTTGTTTATTTTAATTATGTGTATCCGAATTGTTCATGTAATAATTGTCCAGATAATGGTAAACATAAAATATATAAAAAAAAAGATTGCAACGCTTGTTTTATGTTTGGAAGTACATTTACGTATATACCTAATGATTTTAATGAATGTATTATTAATAATCCTCAATTTCAAAAAATCTATTATAATGAAACAAAAACTATTGAGTACGAAGATGAAGAATATTATGAATATGATTATTAAATAATTTAAAAATAATTTAATATTTTTTTCATGGATTTTGAAAGAGAATATTCTAAAAGTATAGAAAAATTATATGCAGATAAACGAAATGACCAAGTAGATATAGGATTGATAAATTTAAACAATCTTGGTTTACCACATAAATATCAAATTAATTATCGTGTTGATATGACTAATATTGATACTTATACTATTGACCCGGATGGTTGTGAAGATGCTGATGATGGTTTCAGTATATATTATAAAGATGACAAACTTTTTTTAGCTATTCATATCGCGGACCCCACTGAATATATTAATATTAATAGTGATTTATGGCGTGATATTTTAAATCGTGTTATTACAAGATATCCTTCTAATAGAAAACCTATACATATGATGCCTGATGAAATTATGGAAAAATCTAGTTTGATGGAAAATAAACATGGTAATATTAAAAAGGCGTTAACTATACTATCTGAAATCAATAAAGATACTTATTTACCTACGAATAATATTAAATTATTATTTACTAAAATTAAAGTTAATCAAAAATATGCTCTCCCTTATAATACTAATATTGATTCTGATATTTTAGATACTGGTATTAATATTAGTCTTGCTCTACAAAATATGAGAGGTAAAAAAACCATTGGTATTAAATTAAAATTAGTTGATACATCTACTATTAAATATGATAATACAGGACCATACCTACATAAAAATACGATTAAAGAAAAACATTTAAAACAAATGATTGAAGAATTCGCTATTTTTGCAAATTCATTTATCGGTGAATATTTAAATATTCATCTTGATGGCATTGGCATTTATAGAACATGTGATATTTCTTTAATTAATGATAATATTCAAAATTTGGATGGTAATCAATTATTACAATATATTATTACTAATGGTATTCGTGCTGATTATATGCATAATGTCGCTTCTCATGATTTAGTTGGTAGTAAAGAATATACTCATTTTACTTCTCCTATTAGAAGAGTTTCTGATTGTGTTTGTCATTATCTTTTAAAATATTTATATTTGAAAAATATTAACAATACTATTGAAAATCCATTCACCAAGGAACAATTAAAAGAAATTTCTCTTAATTCTGTTACTAAAAATAGATCTGTTAAAAAAATACAATATTCTGATAATAAGTTTAGATTGATACAAGTAATGAATGATATTATTAAATTAAAAAAATATCTTCAAATAGAATATTATATTACTGGTTATATTAATGGATTTATAAATATAATCATAAATAAGATTGATAATTTTAATATTTATTTATCATATTCATTAAAACGTAATAATTATAAAAAAAATATTGATAAAAGTATCATATTTAAACTGGATATTAAAAATGTTAATTGTAGAGGTAAATTTGATGAAGGTTCTATTCCTGAATTAGATAATTTATTCTAATGTTTTATCTATTGTTACTTCTTTCATTATATTTTTTACTATCTTATTTTTTTCATTCTCATCTCCTGTCCCCATGCTATTATTTGTCATTTTTACATATTTTTCAAAATCTTTTGAATCTGGGTCTTTATGTCCTGGATATTTCTCTAACCATTTATTCGTATTACATATATTCTTATTCGTTATTTTATCTACCGCATCTTTTAATTTATCATTATCTTCATCTACTTGCCATTCATCGTTATCTTTTATATATAATACCTCCCTTTTTAAATCTGTACAGTGCATCGGTCTTTTATCTACTTCCATATTACTTAACGCAGTATTAAATATATTTGTTATCCCTTTTACATGACCATTATCAGCTGTATATTCCAAATCATTTAATTGCAATCTTAATGAATCTATAAAATCTGTTATATTTAATGCATCTTTGCATTTCTCATTTAAGAAAAAGTTTAAATTAAAATTATTTGTATTATTATTATTATTGCCTATTAAAGGCATCATTTCCGCCCATTGTTTTCTTATTGTTTTATTCTCTTCTAATATTTCCGTCATTTGGTTTTGTTGGTCTGACATTTGTTTTAATGTTGATACTAATAAACTTTTATAATCTGGTTCTTCCCTGCTTTTTAATAATTCTTCTGCTTCTTCTTCTATATTTTTTTGTATATTTTCGTCTTCTTCTTCTTCTTCTTCTTTTACAAATTTACATTTTTGTTGATGTTTATGTAAACTCTGTCTATGTTTATATGATTTTCCACAATCACATACAAATACATTTATGCTCTGGGGATTTTCTTGTGCGAGTTTTTGCGAGTTTTTGTCAGCATTTGTAAGTCTTTTATGTTTTGCAGTTAAATAATGCCTATCTATATCATTTTTTCTACTACATTTATAATCACAAATTTTACAATAAAAATCTTGTGCGAGTTTTTGCGAGTTTTTGTCAGCCATTTTGTCAGCCATTTTCCTAAACTATAATGACAGAAAATATTGTAATTTTTAACGAACCCCCTTTTTTTGCGAGTTTTGCGAGAAAAATCCCCTAATTTTTTATGCTGTTAAAAATTTTATTTTTTTTTATTGACACATTACCCTTTTTGATAATAATATATTATTATTTTATATTATAATATATTTTTTGCGAGTTTTTGTCAGCCATTTGTCAGCCATTTTGTCAGCCATTTGCGAGTTTTTGTCAGCCATCAAAAAAATTCCTGATTTTTTTTTTCAGTAACAATTTTTTTCACTAAAAAATTAAAATTAAAGCTTTATGCTTTAAAATCTTTTTTTTAGATTCCTTAAAAAAATTCTTTTTCTATATATATATTTTTGGACATTTTAAAAATGTCCAATTTTTAATTTTCGTTTGAAGAGTTTATAAAATTACATATTACTTATTATTTATACTTAAAGAAAATAGAATTTAGTACTTAAAGAACGGTATTTTGAGGCTTTTGATCCTCTAAAATCGTCATTTTTATTAATTTTATATTTTTTTCCGAATTTGGGGGATCAAAAAATTTATTTTTATATATTTTTAACTATATAAAAATTGGTATTTTAAATATTAGAAAAATTTAAAAATAGGTAGGCATAGCATCAATATCAAAACCATTTTTAAATTCTTTAGATTCATATTTACTGAAATATTTACGCTTTAATTGTTCTTCAGGAGTATGTTTGTGTACAGTACGAGCAATCATTTTATATAATTTAAAATTGGGATATCTTTCTTCACCATTTTTTTTATATAAAATATTACGATTGCTATCATCAGAACACCATTCAGATATAACTTTTTGGAAATCATCTAAATCTTTATAATCCATCTCATCATCAATAATAAAATCATATATCGAACAACCCAATCTACATAAATCAAAACTATAATTAGGTTCTAATCTAGGTTTATCTTTATTAAAGAATGGTTCAGTATTATATTGAGTATGTGCATCTCCACTTGGACTATAACTATCACTGCAAAAGAGATTACCATTATATTTAAAAATGCTTCTACCATAATCAATAATTTTTATAATTTTTCCATATGTCGGAACTTTATAACATTTTTTATTAAATCTATAATACAAATATTTAATATCAGTATTTACAAACATAACATTATTAGTATGGAGATCATTATGTGTCAAATGAAAACATTTTTGTAAAGTAATTAAAATCATAATAATTTGAAATAGAATAGAACGAGCAATATTAACATCAATATTATCTTCAACAAGTAATTCATCAAATGTGCCATGACATTTTTCAATGCAAATGGTTTGAACAGGGAAATTATGAATAAATGCGAAAACTGGTGTCTCTTCATCATCTTCATCATCATCTTCTTCAATTTCACTATCATATTCATCGTCATCATCGTCATCATCGTTATCATCGTCATCATCGTCATCATCGTTATCATCGTCATCATCGTTATCATCGTCATCATCCTTATCATTTTCATCCTCATCATCTTCAATTTCACTGTCATCGTCACTATCATTGTCAGAATTATTTTTTTCATTAGGATTAGAATTATTAGATTTTTCATAAACAATTTCATTAATATCATCAATATCTTCAATAACTAAATCATTTTCAATATTATCAACCGCAATATCATGATTATTATCATCATTCATAATGGTTAATTTAGGTTTATTGTTTCTAGAACCATAATTTAAAAATTGAGAAAATCCATTGGCTTTATTATCTTCATCAATAAAGAATAATTTATTAAGATTATCTTTAAAATAATCAGATTCATATAAATATTCAAGTTCATCAACAATATCAATTCTATATTTTTCTTGTACAGATAAGAAACTTCCGAAATATTCAATGCCATGTAAAAAATTATGTTGTTTTAATAATTTTCCTAAAAGGAAACATGCAAAGTTATCTGTATATGATGCATTATGAATAGAACGATATTTTTCAAGAACCGAATTGTCATTTAGTTTAGGTAAAACACTAATATTATTAGAGAAAGAAGAATATTTACCGATCATATAACGGGTAGGGTCAAGCAAAGGAGCGAATTTATAAAAAACATTTACCTTTTCTTCAGAATTAGTATCGTTATTATAAACAGTATTATAATTAATAATTTGTCTATTGGTAAAGAGAGAAATGTTGTCAGTATTTAATTTATTATCATTGTCAAAAATCTCTAAAGTTGGGTAGAAATAATTAATTTTTGAGAAATTTAACGGTTTATAATCTGGCATATTATAATCGTTAATATCAATATTATCTTTTGAAATATCAATATCAAATGGCTTAACTTGAGTAAGGGAGACGGTGAATTTATTATCCATAATTGAATATATTATTAGAATTATATATTAAAGATAAAAATTAAACATAAATACGTTATAATGGAAAAAAAATATTAGCATATAATATTATAATTATAGTAATAATGACGCTTGAATTAAAAAAGTTTGATATGAGGTCAATCACATTTAAAGCAAATGAAAATAAAGGACCAGTAATAGTAATGATAGGCAGGAGAGATACGGGAAAATCATATTTAGTAAGAGATTTATTGTTTTATCATCAAGATATTCCGATAGGAACAGTAATATCAGGGACAGAAGCTGGAAATGGGTTTTATGCTAAGCATGTACCTAAATTATTTATTCATGATGAATATAATACAGTATTAATAGAGAATATATTAAGACGACAAAAAAGTGCATTGAAAAAAGTCACAACTGAAATGAAACAAATGGGAAGGACAACATTAGACCCAAGGACATTTGTAATATTAGATGATTGTTTATATGATCAAAGTTGGACAAGAGATAAAATGATGCGTTTATTATTTATGAATGGCAGACATTGGAAAGTAATGTTAATAATTACGATGCAATATCCATTAGGTATACCACCGAATTTAAGAACAAATATAGATTATGTATTTATATTAAGAGAACCATATTTAACAAATAGAAAGAGAATATGGGAGAATTATGCAAGTATGTTTCCAACATTAGATTCATTTGCATCAGTAATGGATCAAACCACAGAGAATTATGAATGTTTGGTTATACATAATAATGCGAAATCAAATAAATTAAATGATCAAATTTTTTGGTATAAAGCAAGTGATCATCCAGATTTTAAATTAGGTTCAAGAGAATTTTGGGAAATATCTGCGAATATGGGTTCAGATGATGAAGATGAAGAATATGACCCATCAAAAACAAAAAAAAGAAATGCTGGACAACAAATTAGTGTAAAAAAAAGCAAATGGTAAAATATTATTATAATATATTTATAATAATATATGAACAAAAGCACGAAGGAAATAATTAAAAAACTATCATTTTTATTTTTAATATTTTTGGCGTTGTTGCCGAGATATTATACATTTTTACCAACACTACCAATATATGATAATGGGGAGGCAAAAGAAGTAAAAAATATGATAAAAAATAGGAATAATGAACATTTAGATTATTTTAAATTAACAGATGAAAGTGTAATACATGCATTTAAGCCACATGTAAAAGAGAGTAAAGGTGAACTATATAAAATGACATATAGTGTATTGCCGGAATTGATGTTTTTTAAATATATAATAAATAGACCAAGACCATATCAAATAGAAAGAGATTTAAAATATATAAATACGGAAACCAGTTTAACACCTTCGATGCCGGCGGGTCATGCATATCAAGCATATTATTTATCAAAAGTATTATCAAAAAAATATCCAGAAAAAAAAGAATTATTTGAAGGAATAGCAAAGAAATGTGATGATTGTAGAGTATATGCAGGTATACATTATCCTACAGATGGTAAATATTCAAAATGTTTGGTAGATATGTTTCATTAACAATCTTGATTAATCGGAATAACATTTACATTATCTTGGTCAATAATATCAGTTTGTTCATTAGTTTGTTCAATAAATAAAGGAGATTGGATGTGATAATAACTATCACTATTATTATCACTATCAATATCACTATCACTATCACTATCACTATCACTATCACTATCACAATTTCGAACATCTATCTCTGAAATATTTTGTATATTTTCAATAGTATCATGTGTTAAATATTTATTAAAATCTAATATGCATTTATTATTTTTAACAAAATTTATATATTCGAGATTATATGATACACGGAAAGTTGTATTGTTTTTTTTATATAAACGAAAATTTTTTAAACCAGTAAATTTTAATTTTTTATTTGTATTATTATTATGTCTATTTACCAGAATACGTCCAAAAGCAGGTGTTTTTTTAGAAAATCGTGTCATCTTATTTTTAAATAAAGAAAAATTATTGAAACTTTTAGTACTACAAGTCAATGTTCTCCAATTTAAATAATAAATAAGATATGGTTTAAATACATCCTTATATGCTTTAATCGGGAAATGTTTGAATAAAAGAATTTGATTAAAATTTTTTTTTTTTGCAATTTCATCATTAAAATAGAAAATCATATCTCGGATATATTTATAAATTTCATAATCACTACCATTATTAATAAAACGTTTAATATTTAATTCAGAAATATCATTTTCAAAATTGATTACAAAACGGTGAACATTAAAATCGCAATTATAAAAATTATTAATAATAGGATGAATACTGTATATAGAATTATGTTTAATATAAAAAAACATATTATATAAATGATTTAACTTAAAATGTATATTAGTATATGGATTTTTAACACGAGAAGGATCATTATTGAATTCATAATTAGAATTGATTAAAGAATTATAAAACATTTTACTAATATCATTTTTAGAAAAACAATATAATTCATTATTATGTATTAATGGTAAAGAATTATGGATATTAATAATATTATCTTGCAAGTCGTATTGATTTCTAGATTTTTTTATTTTAATTTTACATATATTAAAAAATTTAATTAAATTATGATATATTTTTTGACATAAATAGAAATAATGTTTAAAAATGGTAGTATATTCAATACTATTAAAAAATGTGTTGTTTATTGAAGATTTATATGATTCGAATTTTGTATGAGTACATAAATCATTTCGTGTAATTAATGAATACATACATTGATATGCACGTAATTTGTTTGAACAATAAATATTCTCAAAAACAGATTGTTGTGTATTTAAACTGAATTCTATATATTCACTGAAATAACTAGGATTAGGAATTTTGTGAATTTGGTTTTTATTATCATTTAATGCATATTGAATAATATATTGGAAAAGTTTTTGTTTATATCTTATATATCTCATATTATTATATAATAATCATATTTTTAAATTATTATATAATTAAAAGTTAATCGACATTCTCGAGATCGTCAACCGGTTCAACCTTTTCATTTAGTACACGGTCCATTAATTCTTGATTATATTTTGCTGCATCTTCAGGTGTTGTTTCTGTTCTGGAATCTAAATCAATTGTGTCCATAACACCAGTTAAATTACCTTTTTCGTCAATAGTTTGTGTTAATTTATTACCACTTTCTTCGGCATTTTTAATATTTTCTTCAATGGCTTTACGTTTAGTCTCCTTAATGCGTTCTTCGAATTGTTGTTTAGCTTTAATTTCAGACTCAAGTTTTTCTTTATGGAGTTGATTTAGTTGTTCTTCCATATGTTCAACACGTCCAGTTTTATATGCATCAGGGTCCCACGGAACCCACATACCAATAGGGCCAACAAATATATTATGATTAGGGTCAGTTTTCTGAAGTGTTTTACACCGTGTTTCAGCTTCATCTTGTGAATTAAACACACCTCTTACCTTTAGACCTCTAACGGAAGTTTGGAAAGAATGTTCTCTATTGAATTCTTCACTATATTTATCTTCATTTTTATCGAGAAAATTTTTCCAATCATCTTCAATTCCTCCTTCTTTTAAGGTTGTAGTTTCTTCTTTAACATAACTATTAAATTTCTCAAAAACATCTTCAACATTAAGCTTATAAACATATGCCATATAATTTAAGAAACCGGCGAATTTATCCATAGATTTAGTAAAATCAAATTCTTGTACAAATCTATCAAATAGGTATGTCTCACGTTTTTTAATAATTTTATCTGGTGAAATAAAAGATAAACATACGAATTTTTGTCCTGCAATACCTTCATCTTCATCCATTAGATCGATATATTTAGGATTAATATTACCTTCATTATCTAGTTTTTTTTCAAAACCACTCATTTGAATATAAAAAAATACTCTATTATTGTTTATATTGTTTATACTGATAATTATTTAGGAAATAAAAAAAATGCAATTATTTAGAAATTTTTTTGTTTTTACAATATATATAATTAGAGATGGACATGTTTGATTTCAATGAACTTGTAAAGCGCGTAGTCAAATACCTCGTTGAGGGTATTGTCGTAGCCCTTGTAGCATTTGCTGTACCCAAGAAATCCCTTAACGTAGAGGAGGTTGTCATTATTGCTTTGACTGCTGCCGCCACTTTCAGTATTCTTGATGTATTTATTCCTGCCATGGGTGCCACTGCCCGTACTGGTGCTGGTTTCGGTGTAGGTGCCAACCTTGTCGGTTTCCCACGACCAATGTAAATTAATTTAACTTAACTTTATAAATAATAATATTAATATAATTATTAATATTACTACTTCCCAGCAAAAGAAATCATATATTTTTTGTTATTATATTATATAATAATATAATGGGAAATGAAAGTGCTAGTCGATTAAGAAAGACTGCAAGAAAATCACGCAGAACCCAAAAAGGTGGGACTTGGAAACAAGCAAGAGAACGTTGCGAAAAATGGGCGAGAGAAGCTCAAGGTTACGATCCGTGGAATGGAGAGGACATGAACCGGTGTAAAAATGCGCAAAAGCAGCAGATAGAGAAAGAAGAAGCAAAAGCAGCAGCAAAAGCAGCAGCAGAAGCAGAAGAAGCAGCAAAAGCAGAAGAACCAAAAGAAGAAGTACCAAAAGAAGAAGTACCAGAAACAGGTGGTAAGCGCAGACGTAGTGCTAGACGCCGTAGACGTGGTAGAAAGACAGCAAGAAAATCACGTAGAAACCAAAAAGGTGGGAATGACGGTTTCGTACCTACAGAAGACCAAAAAAAAGAACTCGACAGAATTTTTAGCGAAGCCTATACGCTGAAAGAGAAAGAACAGTCTGGTAATTGCGACCAAGAACCAACTAGTGCTGCTGTTACGACCTGTGAGAAACAGATGGAAGAACGAGCAAATAAATATGCAACAAATATGAAAACTGCAGCCCGCGAAAAGATGGTGGAAGAAGCAAAGGAAGCAGAAGAAGCAGAAGAAGCAGAAGAAGAACCAGAACAAGAAGCAGGTGGTAAACGCAGACGTAGTTCTAGACGCCGTAGACGTGGCAGAAAGACTGCAAGAAAATCACGCAGAAAAGGACGTAAATCAGCAAGAAAATCACGCAGACGAAGTAGACGTTAAACTAAAATAATATATTTAAAGATAAATAAATATATTAAAATTTATATATGGATACAGTGGAATTAAGACAATCAATAAAAAAATTAAATAAATCTATAAATAATTATAAAAAAAGTGTAGATTTATTAGAAAAAAAAGTGATAGACAAACATAACTATTTGCAGGATGATTTGAATATATGGTTAAATGATAAAATTAAATTACTTGAATTGGAAGAGGATGTAATAGGTTTAATGGAATTATATAGAACAATGAAAAATTTTGAATAGATTATTTAAACTCTGGGTTCCATTTTTTGTAACCATTACATATATTTTGTATATGAATATTATTAACTTGAGACGAAGTCATCATACTGGAGTGTTCAAAATCAATTATTCCCACTTTCCCATTACAATCTTCAATAAAATTATAACCCGTTAAATCGGGATATTCTATACCATGTAATACCAAATTACGCACTATTTTAATGACTTGGTCAAATAATTTATTTGGAACATCGGTAGCCTTTTCTCCATAATGATCTGATAAATTATGATTTCCCATTTTATACATTACCATTATTTTACTTTCATCATTATATTCTACAATTTCGGGTACATTTACTATATTTAATTGATATACATATTGTTGCATAAACCATTCACGGTGATTTACATTTTGTTTTACATAATAGGTATTTGGATTAGCCATATAGTTTTCCATTATTATGCTACTTAAATAATATTTATATAATTTTTACACTATATAAATAAACGGGATTAAGTCTAAACAGTAGGAAAAAATTGCCAATCAAGGCTTTTACAAACTTTTTTCCAGATCATATCTTGTTCTAGTTGTTTTTCACGGTCTTTCATCATAGGAATATATGGTAAATATTGTGTTTGATCAAGTAAAACACATAATTGATAAAGAGTATAAGTATAATTAAAGAAATTAGTACGATTAGCAGGACAATGTATAGCCCAAGGTTTTTGGATTTCAATAAATAAAATACATAAAGTTTCATGAAGTTCTTCATTCATTACAGGAGGTTTAATACCGAAAAGAGAATTAATATATTGGATATGTTCAAAATATTTATTAAGTCCGAGTTTACGGAGTAAATCTCTCATAACATCATAATTAATAGAAGAATAATCAGTAATTCTTTCTTTTTTAATACGGTCTCTAATCATTTGTATAACTTCATCAGGTATTTGTGTAGTTTCTTTAGCTTGGAATTGTGCTAAGATTTCCTTAAAATGATTTAAACGGATATAAGCGGTATAAGAAACTTCATTAGGGGGTTCTTTATTAGAAGGTTTAGAGCCATCAATAATATAGGTAACAAATTTACCACAATCCGGATTATTACAAATAAGTATACCTTCTTCATCTTGAGATATAAGTTCACCTTTATAACATGATTCACAGATGTCAGAAGGAACAATAAAATCTTTAATATTAAGAACTTCATTATTAGTATTTTTCCAATAATTTTGATATGTGATACGGGAGTTAGAATATTTTTCATTGTTAATATGTTCAGTATCATCGGTGTTAGATTTAATTTTAAAGAAAGTATTTAAAACATTCATATTTTGATTATTATCACCGGAAGAAATTTTCTTTTTTTCTTCGAAATACTTAAAAATATAGAAACTATTTTCAATAAAATAATTATCCTTTTCTTTTTTGAGTTCTTTAATGTTTTTTTTATTAATAATAATTTTATCTTTTAATTCCATGTAAATATCGACATCTTTTTTCGTTTTATATTTTTTGATATTTTCTATTAATTGTGCGTTTTCTTGTTTTAATTTTGGTATGATATTGGTTTCAATATCATTAAAACGTTCTAACATTTCATCATGTTTAATATCTATAGTGGTATTAATATTAATGGATTTTTTATTCATTAATACAATATAAAAAAGGTTTTTATATAAATTATCCGTAAAATTATAAAAATTTTTATTTAATTATAAATAAAATGAAGTCTTTTAATATTAATGGTGATTTTCAGAAAATGGATAGAAAACAACTACATAAATTAATATTTATAAATAATGCATTAGAAGATGGTTGGAGTATAAAAAAGAAGGATAATAGTTATATTTTTTCAAAAAAACATGAAAATAGACAAGAGATATTTGATAATAATTATTTAGAAAATTTTATAGAAAACACTAAAACCCGGTAAAATATATATGACTATTGTAATTTAAAAATTATCTATATATGATATAAAAAATTAATTATTTAAAAATTAAAAATTGATTTATGTAAATAAAATACATATATTTCGTGTTATTTGATACATTTAATATCTTTAGGAATTGTATATAATATGGGTGGAGCTCTTATGCAACTAGTCGCCTATGGCGCACAAGACGTTTTTCTTACTGGTACCCCAGAAATTACTTTCTGGAAGGTTTCTTACCGCAGACACACTAACTTTGCGATGGAATCCATTGAACAAACATTCTCTGGACAAGCCGATTTCGGCCGCCGTGTAACATGCACAATCAGCCGCAATGGTGATCTTGCTTACCGCACTTATCTTCAAGTAACTCTTCCTGAGATTAACCAAAACATGAAGGCCTCCGGTGATAGCGCCGGTGTCTATGCCCGTTGGTTAGATTTCCCTGGAGAGCAACTTATCGCTCAAGTAGAGATTGAGATTGGAGGTCAACGCATTGACCGTCAATATGGTGACTGGATGCACATCTGGAACCAAGTAACCATGTCATCCGAGCAAACCGCTGGATACCACAAGATGGTTGGTAACACCACTCAACTCACATACATCACAGATGCCGCCTTCGACCCTATCTCAGGTCCTTGTGCCGCTGCCGGTGGTCCTCAACAAGTATGCGCTCCCCGCAATGCTCTTCCTGAGACCACTCTTTACGTACCTCTTTCTTTCTGGTACTGCCGCAACCCCGGTCTTGCCCTTCCTTTGATTGCTCTTCAATACCACGAGGTCAAGATTAACATTGACTTCCGTCCTATTGGTGAGTGCCTCTGGGCCTGTAAGCAACTCGATGCCACAACCGGCACCGTATCTACCACCAACGCCTACCAACAATCCCTTGTTGCTGCCTCTCTTTATGTTGACTACATCTTCCTTGACACTGATGAGCGCAGAAAGATGGCCCAAAACCCTCATGAGTACCTCATTGAGCAAGTTCAATTCACTGGTGATGAATCTGTCGGTTCTTCTTCCAACAAGATCAAGCTCAACTTCAACCATCCTTGCAAGGAGCTTATCTGGGTTGTCCAACCTGACTCTAACGTAGATTACTGCTCATCCCTTGAGGGTGGTTCAGTCCTCTACCGTGCCCTTGGTGCCCAACCTTTCAACTACACTGATGGTGTTGATGCCCTCCCTAATGCCATCCACGCTTTCGGTGGTAAGGCTTCCACAGCTGATGTTATCAACGACTCCGGTCTCTTCCAAATGGACCTTGCAGGTGATGCCGCCGCCGAGGCCAGTGGTAACTGGGAAGCCGGTGTAAATTCTGGTAAGGGTGCCAACCTTTCCGATGCCGGTACATTCGTACTTGCTGAGACCGCCAAGGACATGCACTGCTGGGGTGAGAACCCTGTTGTAACTGCCAAGTTACAACTTAACGGCCAAGACCGCATCTCTGAGCGTGAAGGTTCTTACTTTGATGTTGTCCAACCTTACCAACACCACACCCGTGCCCCTGACACTGGTATCAACGTATACTCATTCGCCCTTCGCCCTGAGGAGCACCAACCTTCTGGCACATGCAACTTCTCCAGAATTGACAACGCTGTCCTTCAACTTGTCCTTTCTTCCTCCACAGTTGCCGGTACCGCCACTGCCAAGGTACGTGTATACGCTGTTAACTACAACGTCCTCCGCATCATGAGCGGTATGGCTGGTGTAGCTTACTCCAATTAAGCATTTTGCTTTATTATTTACAGTATTAATTTTTAATACTATCAACTAAAAAAATTTAATATTATAAATTTTATAATATTAATTATAATATTTACGATAGCATAATAAAGCACATTCTCTATTTATATTCTTTATTTTATATTTTCTAGTAAATAACTCTTCATCCATAAAACAACCAAATAATGAAAGAATATTTTCTTCAAGCCAATCTGTTACCATTCCGGGTGTAAATGTAGCGCATATTTTAGATATTATTATTTTCACATATCTGCGACGTGACATAGTACGACGTATTATTTTCACATTAAAATCACGTATTTCATTCTCATTTTCCCCATATTTGTGCCTTTCATCATAATTAACATAATTTAATATAGGCATAGATTTCATCAAACATTTATCAATGACCGGATTATTTGAAAGAAGTCTTTTAAGATAAACCCGGTCTTCATGTCTTTTTTTGAAAGAACTAGGAATTAATGAATATTTATTATCATCTTCATATTGCTGTTCAATCATATCTTATGAATTAGTGATATTTTTTAAGTAAGAAAAAGAAAACCAGTAAAAAACAATTTTATATGGTATCAGCCATTATCATCAACACCAAATAATGTATCATTGGGGTCTTAGAAATTAATACATTATATTTTATTATAATAATATATAATGAGTGAAATTTGTGCAAGTTGTTTAGAATTTAGCATAGATAAAGTTATTAAATCAAAGAGTGATTTAAAACCAAAATGGTTATCAGAAATAGATTATGTAAATGAATTTATAGATAATGTTGAAGACTACAATAATCGTGCACCAAAAAATGCAAATGTAAAGATTAATGTAGACCTTGATAAATCACATATAGGAAAAAAAATTTTATATTGGGCCGCCGACGAAAAAGAAAATAATACACCAATTATAAAAAATGCGAAATATGCATATAGTAATTTTTCAAATCATGGTGTAACCACAGTAAATAATAAAGGCAATGTAACATTTAAATTGCGTTGTCCACAAGTATATTCTACAACTGCAGTAAAACAATATAAACCAAAAACATATTTTAGACATATGCATTTTGTAATTGAAGGAAAAAATGGATGGAATAAACAAATATATACAAAAATAGTAGTTTGCAAATATGATTTTAAAAAATCAATGAAACTATTAGATGATGGTTATACAGTTTTTATAAATGCATTGCCTGCAGAATATTATGCACAGGACCATATACCAAATTCATATAATCTTTTTCATTCGGATATAAAAAATACTAGTCAAGAAAAATTATTTGAATGGTTTAAAAATGTTGTAAAGTTACATTATCCCAAATTACACACATATATTAAAAATAAAAAAATAGATATATATGAAATACCAATAGTTACTTATTGTGCACATAGTAAATGTAATGCTTCTGAATTAGCACTAGAACAACTATTAAAAAAAGGTTTTGTAAATGTAAATGAATATTCCGGCGGCATAAAGGATTATAGAAAGAATAAGAAACATGATTAATTATTAATCCCCCATATTTTACCATAATATCTATCACTTACATCTTCATCTACTATTGGCATTGCTATTACAATTGGTGGTGTTGGATTAATTTCTTTGTTTCCATTACAATAATTATCTATATAACAGGGACAACAACATATACATTTTAATAAATTTTCAAAAAATATACTTAATCCTAATGCTGGTGCACAACAAATTATACAGCATTGGCAATGGTCACTTGAATAATTACTTGTTTTTCTTCTTGTCATATTTCATTTTTTTATTGAATAAAATATAATTATTTTATTCAATTTTATATTTAATTAACGACGAGATGTTTTTCTACGCTTGGATACACGCTTCTTTGTTTTTCTTTTTGATTTTTTAGCTTTGTTGGTTTTTCCTCCTTTTCCTGTTCGTTTTGTCACTGTTTTATGAAACGCTGAATTTTTTTGACGATTACTTAGTAGACGACCATATTGATTAGCGTTTGCTGGCAACAACGTAGCACTTATTTTTTATTTAACGCATCTAATGTTTTTGCTCTAATTAATGCTTCTCCAGATAATTCTGAATATTTTGATGGTGTCACATTAGTATATGGCATTTTATATATTATACATGTATTATAATATAAAATCATTTGCTAAATTAATATTTAACGTCTGGAAGTTCTTCTGGTTCTTGTTCTACGGCTCTTTCTCTTTCCGCCCTTGGATACAGGGGCTTTTCCACCTCTTCTCTTAGATGAACGTCTTCTTCTTGTAGAACGTCTTTTTCCAGCTCCTCTCTTGGATGAACGTCTTCTGCGTCTTCTTCCACCACCTGAAGGAGGCAATGAATCAGCACCATCACCAGGACCAGGACCACCCATCCAATCAGGAAATGGTGAACCCTCATCCTCATCCTCTTCATCCTCATCATCAGCAGCCTCCACAGGTTCATCATATTCAAATGTTAATTTGTCACCGTTTTTAATAGGGAGCTTATCAAATTCACTTGCAAGCAATCTAAGAGTAACATTTGTTGAATTAAATTCATCATCATCATCCGGTATAGATACATCATAGGTATCGTCTGGTTCCGCGGCCAAGTCAGTACCCTTGGCCTTGTATAGACCGTCATTAGAGTCGTTGAGAAAATCAACATTATCAACACCTTGAAAAACACCAGTAGCGCCATCTTCTACGTTTGCGGAACTGTCTGAAGGTTCATCCCAGCTTAAAGTTACGGTACTTCCGCCTCCGCGTCTTTTTCTTAATCCAGAACGACGCTTTTGTGTTCTACGTTTTGAGCTAACTCTTGCCATCTTAAATATATATAATACATATAAAAAAATATAAATTATATCATTTCCTAAACTATTTATTGCTTTCTTTTCATTGTCTTTCTTTTTCCAGCCTTTGATACAGATTTTTTTCCACCTCTTCTTTTACTTGAACGTTTTCTTGTAGAACGTCTTTTTCCTGACCTTCTCTTGGACGCAGTTCTTCTACGTCTTCTACGTCCTCCACTTTGTTCAGCGACACTTCCTTCCGCAGGTACATCATCACTTTCTTCAGCAGGTACATCAGCACTTTCTTCAGCAGCAGGTACACTTGCTTCAGCTATAAAGCTATATTTTTCTCCACCAGGCCAATCTTCTTCTGCGTCAGAACGATTTCTAGCTTCAGCTATTATTCCATCATATATTCTTTTTACATGTTGTTTAACATCTTCTCTTTTATAACATTTGTTTTTATTTTCATCTTTTTTAACAATAACATCAACCGCATTATTTATTTCTTTTTTCATTGTTTCCAAATTAAATTTATTTTTTAAATCTTCCGGTGTTTTTTTAAACTGTTCTAACTTAAGCCAAGATCTATCATCCCCTACATCTTTAATAAATTTTTTTACTGTATTAAGATATTGTATTGTTTCTGATTCTTCGCCTAATTCATTGTATGCACTTATACCTAACACTTTGACAGCTTTATTTGGTCTAAGACATGAACGCTTTTCAGTCATTGGTACATTCAACTGAAGCGCCCAATATCTTCCCTCAGGATTATATTCATTGGGAGCATTTCTATATATGTTTTCAAAAGCATATTTTACAATATTTACTTCAGTCTTCCATGTGTTAAATTGCCAAAGAAGAAGGTTAAAAGCACCGGCTGCCTCGAATTTTGTAAATCTAGAATATCCATCAGTATTATCACTCATAATTATATATAATACATATAAAAAAATAATTATTTCTAAAATGAATTAATTAACAAAACAAACGTGTCATATTATTGGCTTCAATATTTTCAGTATCAGGTTTAAATAATTTCTGATTATTTATTGCTTTCTTTTCATTGTTTTTCTTTTTCCAGCTTTTGATACATATTTTTTTCCACCTCTTCTTTTAGTTGAACGTTTTCTTGTAGAACGTCTTTTTCCGGACCTTCTCTTGGACGCAGTTCTTCTACGTCTTCTGCGTCTTCCACCTGTTGTTATATCATCATCAGGAGCATTTTCTTCAGAAGGTTCAGTAGCACTTTCTTCCTCAGATACTTTTTTAACAAAATTCTGAAATTCATTTTTATCATTGGAATAAAAATCTTTAAATAAACTACGAGCATTACCTTCGTCAACAATATGAGTTAAATAAAAATGCTCACCAATTTGATCATAAAATATTTTTTTTGTACTTTCTTTAATTTCTGTGTTCATGTTTTTATAACATTTATTGCTTCCTTTTTCTACTAATTCATCATATTGTACTTTTATCTCGTTATTTATTTCCTTAATTATATCAGTCAAATTAAAATTATTTTTAAACCCCTGCACGAACTGCCGCTTTACCTCGTCTGAACCATAGCTTTCCTTCATCCACATTCTACCGCGTGCAAGAATACCAAAAAACACAATTACCTTACTATCTTTATTACTTTTCAAACCGTCTACAACTTTTTCTACTAACTCACGTACTGCGTTATTTGGTCTGACGCATTTTAATGGATTTTCTGATTTTAAAACATTAAAATTGTTTGCTTTTTCCTCTGTCTGTTTAGTATAATAATCAATGTTATCTGTTATCTTAAGGCCTCGATAATATTCAATACTCATAATTATATATAATACATATAAAAAACAATTATTTCTAAATGAATTAACAAAACAAACGTGTCATATTATTGGCTTCAATATTTTCAGTATCAGGTTTAAATAATTTATGAATAATATTATCGGAACGAAAACGAACAGTATATGTTTGCTGAATATTATTACGACCAATACGTCCGAGAGATTGCATAATTTTTTGTTGAGACATATTTTCAAGATCTTTACCGATAATACCATGACAGAATTGATAATTAGTACCATAAATATAATCAGTGGATGCGATAATAATAAATAATTTTTGTTCAAGTGCGAGTTTTTTCATAAGTTCGGTGTAATCAACATGTGTATCTTTAACAAATATACCGATGCCCATTAATAATAGGACTTTATAATGATTAGAAATATTGAGAGACATAATTTCCTTGGTATTTTGTTCATCAATAATAGGCATAAACCGATTTTTTTCAACATCATCACACCATATTTTTTGATGTTCAGAAGTATTAGGCACATGCTTAGCATCTAAAGATATAAATAAGATTTGTTTACGGAGTTTATTAATATTATTGTACCATTCGCGGTCTTCTTTATCAATTTTTTTAAGGTCTTCACCATCACTACGACCCATTTTTTCTTCTTTTGCAGCAATTAATTTTTCAATTTTTTCAATTTCAGTGGCGAGTTTATCATTAATAGCGATTTTAGCTAACATGGCTTTGAACGTATTTTCAGGGATTTTAGATTGTTGAATATAAAATGTACCGATTTTATTAACATCATCACATAAGAATATAGTGGGGCCATCAGTGAGTGTATATGAGTCACTAGTAGTGAATTGTATGCCTTTAGAATTATTATTAAAAACGGGTGCATTTTGAATAGAATGGAAATGAGAATATATTTTATCGTAATGTTCAATGGAGATAGAATTTAATAACAATAAATAATATTGTTTAATAGAATTCATGGTAACATTAATAATATTATTATTAAAATAATTAGAATAATGTAAATTATCATCATTATCAATGATATTATTATTGAAATATTCAATAAACAGAACAATATTATGTAAGTCTAAATATCTTAATAAAGATTGATTAATATTTAAATGTTGTACAGTGGTTTTAAAACCATCAAAATTTTGTTCCATATTATGTATACAAATATATTGTTGATTAAGATTAATAAGAGGTATAGATTTTTTACATTCATTGCTACTAATATTACAAACAAGAGGTTCAGGGAATTTATGAGTAAAATTATCAATACAACTTTGAATACTAGTTCTTTGTGGTAAAGTAGCACAGGAAAGGATTAAGTTAGGGATTTCATTTTGTTTCCAATTATTAGAGATAATATGATGTAATTCATGTTCTTGATAATCAAGAGTAATAGTAGGTTCATCCCAGAAAGTAATAATATTATGATTAGGATTAAACTTGAGCATATAATTCATAGAGGTTAAATAAGATTTAACGTCACAAATCATAATTTCAACAGCGGAACCATCGGTATTGTCTATTTTACGGGTTCCATCTTTGAATTTAATAAATTGTCCGGCTTTTTTGGGATTACTTTCTGCAGTATGTCTCATAAAAGATTTACCGGAATAATAATGTAAACGAATATCAACATCATTTTCACAACCGAAAGCGAAGGCGATTTTTTTATTAACAGAAATGGCGGATTTGGCTAATGCGAGTCCGATATGTCTAGCGACACATACGAATATAATTTTATAATTATTAGATAAGCCGATAGGGGTTAAAGTTTTGCCAGTTCCGGTAGGAGCAGTATAAAGAATAAGTGAAGGGGTTAATTCATTTTTATTTTTATAAATTTCATAAATTTCTTTTTGATGATTATATAGTTCAATATCTTGATATTCAAGTAAATAAGGGTTTTGTTCAATTAATGTATAGGAGTTTTTAATTAAATTTTTTAAATTAATATTTTGAGTTAAATTATTAACTAAATTAAGGATGATATCAATAACGATTTTGTTAATATTTTTAATTTTAGTTTTAAGTAATTGTTTAATAGTATATACATAGAGAATATATGTATCTTTATTTTTCTTGATACTTCTTAAAATATTTTTATAAAGGTCAATCAAAGTATATTCAAAAATAATATCTTTATATTTATCAATATCAACATTTTGTAATCTTACCATATCACAACTTTTAATTTTTTGTAATTTAATAGGTTCAAGACCATTATTTTTATCATTATAACCATATTTTTTATTTAAATCAGATATTAAATCTTTAAAATATTTACCATATAAATAAGTTTCAATACCTTCACTATATTCTATCTTTAAAACTTCAATAAGTGATAAATTTTTGTTAATAGAGATATTAGTATCATTATAACCTTTAATTAATATATTTAAAATGGTTTTTTCATTATCAGAAACAGAAGTTTCAAGATTATTCCATTCTTGGCGAGATAATTTATTTTGAGTGAGGTCCATTGTTTAACTATAAAGTTTTATTATATATTATAAAATAATTTAATAATTTTTATTTCAATTTTACATAAAATTATATAAATATTAATTGCAAGTAAATACAATGCTTCGTTTTTTCAAACAAAATGTAAAAAAAAATATATCATTTGAAGATATTCAGAATATAATAAGATATAATAGTAGTAAATATATAATAATAAATACATTATTATCGTCTGATCAAGATTGTTTAATAACAAGTACAATAAATTATCATAATGAAGAGACGACAATAAATAATTTAATAAATCAATATGAATATCATGATAAAACTATAATAATATATGGTAGGAATAGTAATGACGAAACAATGGAGACAAAATATACACAAATAAAATCTCTAGGATTTAAAAATGTATATATTTATAAAGGAGGATTATTTGAATGGTTAATGTTACAAGACATATATGGTAAAGAGTTGTTTCCGACAACAACAGAGATATTAGATATATTAAGATATAAACCAGAAAATATTTTGTAACAAATAATTATACAAAATTGATATTAAAATTCTAATATAATATCAGTAAAATAAAATGGATTTTACAATAACAAGAATTCCAAAAATTATTTCCATCGAAGGAAATATTGGTGCTGGAAAAACAACGTTTGTTCAAGAATTAAAAAAACGTTATGAAAATAGTAGAGAAATAATATTTTTGACAGAACCAGTAGATATTTGGGAAAAAATAAAGGATGAGAATAATAAAACAATTTTAGAAAGATTTTATGAAAATCCTAAACAATACTCATTTTCATTTCAAATAATGGCATATGTTACCAGATTAAATCTATTAACAAAAACAATTGTAAATAATCCGATGTGTAAATTAATAATTACAGAAAGATCATTAGATGCTGATAAAAATGTATTTGCAAAAATGCTTTATGATGATAAGTTAATAGATAATATAAATTATAATATATATCTAGAATTTTATAACACATATAAAGAGAAATATAAAACAACAGGTATTATATTTATAAATGCTGATGCTGATAAATGTTATGAAAGAGTAAATAAACGGAATAGGATAGGTGAAGAAAGTGTAACATTAGATTATTTAACAAAATGTGAAAGTTATCATAATAGCTGGTTGTATACATGCAAAGATTTATTAAATTTAAATACTAATGAAGATGCGAATTATAAAAATCTAAATGACCCCGGACTTGAATGGATAAAACAAGCAACTAATTATATAAATAAAATATTAAATGCGGAAGATGCTTCTACTGCTAGATGGATTTAATTTATACTTCATCAAATTTAACTATAATGTTTACAGTTTCTTTTTTGATGCACTTGCATGCTGATATAGATAGTTCTTCCCTTTTTTTTCTTGTTTTAGTATTATTATCAATAGGTTCTTTTTTTTTTCTAGAAGAACTATTTCTAGCATTCATATCAGTTTCTATTTTATCATAATTTTGTTGTATAAAATCTAAAATTTTATTTTCAATTGCCCATCTAAAAAAATTTAATTGACCAATAGTTGTTTCCATATTATTATTACCATCATATGGTATAATTATTCTATCCCATCTACAAAAAGGGTCAAATCTTCGTTTAGAATAAGCTTTTAATTTTAGTTTATAGTCAATATATACTTTAAATCTAATATTATTTATATCATATACAGTA